CTTTTTAATAAACCCAAAATTTTTAAGTTTTTGAAACCAAAAGGCTTACTATTCCAACCCTGCGTTGTATTGTTGCAACAAATACGCGTAGTCGTGCTTACTGTAGTCTTTTACGCCGCTTTGGGCATAGTGCCTGTAGATGCCCTGTTTTTCTAGCCCTGATTTTTGGCTATGGCAATTGTGGCAAAGGCTTTGGAATATGTTGTGCGAAAAGGCTTGCCCACCTATGTGCTTCCATGCAAACAAATGGTCAATGTGTTTAGCCGCGGTGACTATCCCACGCGCTAGGCAACCTTGACATAGGGGTTGCTTGCTTATCTGTGCCGCCCTAATTGTTTTCCATAATGGCGTTTGGTAGGCGCTATCTGTTTCACGCCTTGCCATGTTGTCCATGCCGCCATGTTCTAAACAGTAGGTGTTCAGCTTACTTCTAGGGTTCTTGCACCCAAGGGATGAACACTTACTGTTAGTTGGTACTGATGGCATTAGGCTAAGAAGCGCAGTTTGTATAGCGTGCTGTTAATCAGGTTAGCGATGGTATCCACTTCGTTTTGTAGTTCGCTATCTTGGGGGAATTCGGGCATACGGCGCAGGGTTGCTACTTCATCTTTTAGGTATGTCAGATAAACCACGGGGTTGCTATCGGGCAGTTCATATTCGGCTTTGTACTTGGTTAGAAGCCCGTACTTACCTTGGAACGCTTCAACAAAACTATCTACCAAATCGCCAACTTCATCGTAATAAGCGCCCAAGGCCATGTGTTGCGAATAACTTAGGCTTTGGAAATGTAGGATGTGGGCGTTTGTGACGCTATGCAATAGGCATTGAACAAACTGCATCACGGGGTCGGATTTAACCGCTTCGGCACGGAATTTAACCATCATAGTCCTTCAGGTAGTGGAACATCAACGGGCCATAAGCCCAATGCTTGTAATTTTCGCACCGTTTCTTTATGTGCCGCAAGCCAAATCTTTTGCCGTTCGGCTTTATCTAATTTGCCACCTTGGTCGATTTCCATGTGGCAATGATGGCATAGGCTTGCAATTAGGTTGTCATCGGCTTTGATTCCCCGCCCTTTGCCGCCTTGCCAATTGGTATGTGCCGCCACTACTGTACCGTCATCAGCGCCGCAATATTGGCATGGTATTTCACGGGCGTTACGCAAAAGGGTTTGGCTACGAATATATTGATGTTTTGGGAATTTCATTCAATTTCAACCACTAGGTTTCCGTTCGATTTAATGTAATCCTTGGTTTTCTTCACATAGCGTTCAAATTCCGCACGGCTTACGCTTGCTTGCTGTAAATCGGCGTATTCCAACAAATCCCTAATGGCTTGGATGCCAACACCGTCCAACCCCATGCGCATCGTTTCTTGATAGCGTAAAGCGGCTTTATGTAGGCTTTCCTGTGCCTTTTGGCATATTGGTAATACTTCAGGTCCAATTCCGTTTTTAGCCATCATTTCAGCAAGGTTCAGCACATCCACCAAAGTGCGCCAATCGTGTATTGTTCCCATGCCTTTGGTTATGGCATCCAAAGCGGCATATTCAGTAAACCGTAATTTGTCCAATATGTGTCTAGGCGTGATTGCCGCACCGATTATTCCATGTTGGATAGGGTCAATCAGCGCGTACCGCTTGCGTTTAACTTGCTTTCGCATTTCTTGATTTGCGGTTTTGTTGTAGATTTTTGCCAGTTATGCGCCTATTCCAACAAGCCTGACAAATCCATTTTGTACCCATTTCAATCCCACCTTCAGGCGGTTTAGCGGTTTCGCATTTGGTGCATAACTTGAACTTATGGCTTTCATGCGTTGCACCCAAATCAATCGATGGCATCATGCTTGTCCCCTTGCTCGGATAGATTTAGCGCAATTTTCTGCAAAGTTCATTGGATTACTACTATTTTGAGCATATTCATCACACACCTTTGCACACGCCTCACGCTCTTTAGCGACTATTGCGTGTTCGTATTCAGTCCAATGGTCTTGTGTCCATGTGCGATTACGCTCGGCAGAAGCGACAAGATTGGCAAATGTTTCCAATTTTGACCCGCCATAAGGTGTTTCAGGCATTTGTACAAACCCCGCTTCTTGTGCCATGCGAATAACATCTTCTTTTGTCATATTGCGCCCTTTAATATAAAAATTACCCAACCCCAAAAAGCAATTAGGCTTGCAAAAACCAAACTTAAAACTACTTTGTTGCTCATAGTTCTAAAGCCCTATCTTTTTTGCCCGCAATGTGTTCGGCTAATTTTTTATGCCCAACCATTTCAAGTTCGCGGTATTGTTCATCAGAAATAACGCCCGAAATTTCGACATTTTCGTAAATCACGCTATCAATGTTTTCTGCAAATGTGCCATGTTCATCGCGTTCGTATGACATTTTGCAAGTAACGGTTTCGCCACCCGCGCCTGTTGTGGCGTTAAATGTAAATTCGTAATCGTTCATAGCGGTGCATCCTCAAAGTTATCAGGATTAAATTTTGGTTGGCGCTTGTCTTTATGCTTGGGGTTTGGGAATGGGGGGAAAGGCCACATTTGCTTCTTTCTTTAAGACCGTGATGTAACGGCGTACACAAATTATAAGTTCACTAATACGCATTTTTCAACAAATTGTTTATTCTGTTGCTTTTATGCCATTGCGTTCGTTAGCAGATTCGGTGCGCCATATTTCCCCTTTAATTGTTGCCGCGGTTAATTTCCACTTTAGCGTTTCTTCTTCTTCAATGGCTAACGCCAAACCTTTTAGCAATTCCTGATATTCGGGGTGTGCGTAGGCTTCGCGTTCCTGTGCCGCCGCGCTTTCGTAGCCCATTTCCATCGCCACTTTCATCAGCAATGCTTTTTTGGTCTTACGGAATTCTTCAAGGTAGATGCGTTCGCTTTTGGCTTTTGCGTATCTTGGTGCGTTTTCTAAAATGAAATCTACTGTTTTGTAAGGCGCGTTCATTAAATTACCCCAATCATTCGTAGTGCGGATTCAGGGCTATCAACCCGTGCCAAGGTACTTCCCGACCAATTTTCAAAAAAATCGGCTTGTAGGGCCGTAAAACGCCTTTTAGACCCCGATTTAATTTCTACCAAGAAAGTGTGACCACGGTAGCCAACCAAAAGGTCAACGGGTAGGCCAATAATCCAAACATACGCACCCGCGGCGCGTAAGGCAGATACGATTTGTGTTTGGTTTGCATCAACCCTTGCGGCAAATCTCATTTATCACCCCTTCCCATTTTTCCATGTTGGCTAAATTTTCAATGTCAACTACATACGATGCGCCATAACCAAAATCTAACGGCTTGGCTTTTTGCATAAATTTGGCTTTGCTGATGAACCCTCGGATGCCTACGCTTGTTGGCGTTTCAATGGTGCAAAGGATTGACCAATCCGCTACAAATTCTTCTTTGTGTTTGTACATCAAGTAAATTGGGGTTTTCAAATGCGTTCGGGTTTTAATTTGAATTGATTGGTTTTTGTAGTGCATATCAATGCCGCCATCACCACCTATCAAAACTTCATTGTTGATTGGTATGCCTAAATATTTGCTTACGGCAATTTCGCCCAACATTCCAATATAGAAAATGTTGTAGTCGGTGTTATCTGAAATTCTTTTGTTAGGTAATCCACCTTTGTTTTGAATTTGCTTTAACCCGCTAATTACGCCCGTGTGATGCGCCGCCAAAATCAAATCGCTTGGCGTTAATTGAATTACTTGCATTTACGGGTTGTCCTTTGTTCGTTCATTCTTTTTTTCAATTCATCGGCGGCATCTTGACCACGCTTGGCGGCAATATCTTTTATGGTTTTGTTCCACCATTCAATTGCTTCGCCTTTGCCTTCTTCCAATTGCTTTTTGCGGTAACGGGCTATCCATTCCCGCGCTTCGCAATCTTTAAAGTGTTCCATGTCCATCAATATCGCCTGTAAATTTCAATGCACGCGTAATAAGCCAATCAGGATATGAAACCCCTTCTTTTACCTTATCCAAAATGCGCATTGCAATTTCTTTGTTCATACAAATAAAAGTTGTTGGGTTTTAACTTTGCCGCCCGCATCGTAGCGTTTTGATTCACCCTTTGGATAGGGCAATACGGGATAAGTTAGTTCACGCCGCATTTGTTGCTTATGAGTTTTACTGCCCGCAAAAAACACATAGCGATGTTTACGCGCCCGTTCAACAAAGTAAACATTTTCTTCCCCATATTTTTCAACCACTTCGGCGTTAGTCATGCCATGCGCAAAAGTTGTGTGATGCAAATGTTCCAAGCCTTTCACCCGCGGGTCTTTAAACTTTGAACTTAGCCCCGTGTAAATAAAATTTGTTGCTTGATAAACATAACCTACATGGCCTTGTTCGGTATCAGCGTAAGAAACCACAATGCAGGGTTTGGGCAACATTTGAATTGATTTGCCAACCAGTTCTGAAGCAATGTTGTTTCTGTCATTTTCAACAACAAGTCGGTTCAGTTCAATTACATTTTCTTCCCATTTCTTGCCGCACACGCCTTGGCGCAGGGTAGAACTTGCTGATGTGCCGTATGTAACCACGCCAACTAATACATCATTGATGTAAGCGCCAAACGCATAGGAAATTGATGGCATACGCTTGGCATAGTGTTTTTCAAGTAACCAAGGTTCGGTTTCAAAAATGTTAATGGGCAAAACTTTCATGCTTTGGCCCTCAATGCCGCCATGCGTGCAAGTTCTGCAAGGTTTGGTGGTCGGGTTATGCGTTCATCGTTTTTAATCTTTTGCAATGCGGGGTCGGGCAGATTACTTGGTGGCACGGTAATACGGGCAATGTCGGCTGGATTGATTTTTGGCGCATTGGTGTTTCGCACCCAATTACGCCAAGTAGCAAACCAATCCAACTTCACACCCTTTTGACCAGCTTGGGCTATCCAGTAGTCCTTGAACTTTTCAAAGGTTTGT